TAATCATTATGGTCGGCTCTACCAAGAGTCAAAGGCAAATACGGTGCAATCTCTATTGTTGTTTTACCATCAACTGTTGATATATTTAGAATTGAAAAGTCCATAAGAGTATTTACTGTATCGAATGTTTCAAAATTAGAACCACCGTCACTCAATCTCGCTTGAAATTGTTCGTCTGTTCTACTTACTGATGAAGGGTGGTGTATGTGATACCCGACTGCATTTGTATCTACGCCGGTAGTGCGAGAAGTAGTAGTGCCAATAAGAGAAGAAGAGTCGGAAATTTTTATTCCACTTTCAAAGAAAAGACCCTTATTTGCACTACCTGTTAAAGAGGTAGCAAAGGATGATAATTGATTATCAGCCGATAACGCTTTGTTAAACATGTAGTTTTTATTTGCTTCTCTCCAAATTTCTATTTCGTTATGTGTAGAAACATAAAATCCTTCAGCCAATGGCATATGTTTCAAAGTAACTTCATAATAAATAGAGTGTGTGTCATTTACGCTATTTATTTGACCCGCATATGAAACAACTCCGTTTGGGTATTTTATGTATATTCTGTCATTAGCCAAAGGAACTTTCAATATTCCCGATTTTAATATGTGAAATACTTTATCATCAAATAAAATATGCTTACTGTTTGATATTTCACCGACCTTTTCTAAAGAATTAAACGGACTCAAACTAGAATAAACAATATCCTCGGAAAACAAAGTATCTTTATTTACTACAGGTGAAATCAATTTAGAGTAATTGTCTCTACCCGATATATTAAACATATTTTGTCCGTGTTCTCTTTCAGTAATTATCTGTTCTACTTCTCCATCAAACCTTTCTATTTCAAGAATATAGTCTCCGCTTACATATTCTAATGCTGAAAAAGTAGTGCCAAACTTTTCACCCAAAGCATTAGAAAAACTCAAAGTCAATGACTTTTGATTTGAATTAGAAGCGGTAACTGTAGCCTCTAATGCTTCATAATTAACATCCGATATTACTATTCTTAGGTTACTTTCTCTACCTTCAATTATAGGGAATGTTGTAAGTAGTGTAGAGTTTAAACTACTAAATGCTCTACGGTATAATCTGTCTCCACTAGATAAAGTATATGGAGAATCAGAAAAAACCTTTGATGTTTCTAATCTACTGTCGTCAGTAAAGGTAATATCTTGAGTATCAGCAGTAGTGTTTAGACTGTCAATTGCACTCACTCTTAAGACTCTATCTCCAACACGAACTTCTTCATTTGCTGTCAATAAATTAGACAAATCGTAGTCACCATCAACAGAAAAAGTATATTCGTTACCGGAAACATTTGCTGAAATAGTTGCCTTGAGAGGAAACCATTCAAAGAAATGACCTCTATGAACTTGATGTCTAATTCTAAACGAATCAAACTCCGCTACTTTGGAGGGCATGATTCGTAGTGTGTCTATCATTTTAGCATCAGCATGACCCCCTCTTCCACCAACCGATTCTAATATTCTTGTATTGATGACATTGGGTGCTTCATTGGCTTTAGAGGGAGAGAATGAATAGTGAGTATATCGAGTTGGGCCAAGCATAGCCTCACCATCTCTTATTGAAGCACTTGCATTTACAGTCGGTCTTCTAGCATTTAGAAAACATTTATTATAATCGGTAAAATCATTATTTACAGCAGTCAATCCTTCATTCGATGTTTGTTTTGCTGATGATGCCGCATTACGAGGGTCGTCTAAGTTTCTTAAATTATCTACTAAAGTTGCCTTAATAGAATAACTACTGTAATCTTTTATAGAAAAACCAAAATCGGGAACAGTAACAAACGCTGTTTTAGTAGAAAAAGAATTAACCGTAGCATTAGCCAAAGAATCACTTTCATATTTTACAAAATATTTAGTGTTATGGTCTAATTCGTTCTTCTTATCTAGCCTGTCTTTGTAAAAATAAAAGTGTGGTCTTGAACATAAAAATGATTTATTTGTTCTGTATGTGGTTGAACCTGTAGTTATTTCAGTCGCTCTTATCCCCATTGAAACAGAAACTAGTGAAGGAGTATTTACAGGTGGGCCTTTGAAAACCATAAACTTAGCGTTCTTTGGTATTTGGTTTCCGAGTCTAGGCTCAAACTCAAAAGTATCTCCCGAAACATCATCTGTTAATGTTTGAGTAATTTTAGCAAAGTGGTGCATCAAAACATTATCGGAATGAATCAAAACAAAATAATTATTACTCAATAACTCCGAATCAGTTAATGCGTTAAGCCGTATTCCTGTAGAGTCATAGTCACTATAACATTTTATCCTGTAGCCCTCGGTATTTTCTAGATTATTGTATTCAGTTCCGGCTGAATCACTACCTTCTAATTGCTGAATAACTGTAGGGCTAAATGAATCATCAGTGGTAATAAAAGCAAACAGTCTCTTAGTGTCATCTAAATTAAAACTGTCCTTTAATACAGGATTAGTAGGACAATCGAAATTGACATTATTACTTAAACTTGCTAAAGTAGAAACGCTAGAAGAGTTTAGAGTTCTACCCTGCCTCATCATTACTATACTCATTCATCCACCTCTTCAAATCTAAAATATAATAATGTATTTGCATATCTAGGAGTTAAATTAAAAATATTAAAATTAGTTTTAGCAATTGAACTTATAGCAAATTCGTGCATCTCTCCCATAAATTGATTATTAGTAACTGCTGTATTAGCCGCACCTTTAGCACCTGTTCCATTTGCACCTAAGAAAAAGTCTTCTCTATCAAAAGAAAATAAGTTTGTTCCTGTGGCAGTATGAGTTGTTGATTTAATTAAATTACCATCTAAATATATTGACATTAGTTTTTGAGTATCGTTGTAAGTCACTGCAATATGATTAAAATTATCTACATAAGCAGGATGTTGTAGCGATTTAACATAAATATCAGTAGAGTTTAGAGCAGTAGATTGACTAGTATTTAGTTTGACAGGGGGTAAAGCAGAGGACTCCCCCGTAACTCTCACATGGTCTATTGTTCCTATTGATTGAGGAACTCCGCCATTAGAAATAAATAGTTCTTGACCGTCATAAAAATTGTCTTCTGCAAGAGTTGGACTAGAAAATACCAATGTTGTTCCACTGTTACCACTACTCGCTGTGGTTCTTTCAAATGTATGGGTGTATTTTCCATCAGCGTCAAATAATCCTTTAGTAAGAGAATTAGTAGTGTTATTTGCCAAAGGCCAATTTATTCCACTAGAGGGTGTAATTACAACATCACTATCTAATGTTGTAGTAGTAGAACCTAAAATCAACTTAAATCTAATTTTATATTGAGCAGGTTGATTATGATTATGTGTAGTAACATTTACCAAAGAAACTTGAACTTTAGTGCTATGAAATATTCTCATTTCATGCGTAAGTTTTGCTGTCTCGGACAAATAATAGTGTGAAAGATAATCAGTTGATGTTTGGTCTTTATCTATTGCAGGTAATATTTTTTTAGAGTTTTCTATGCTTTGTATGTTTAAATCATGAAACCTACTAGCATATCCGTTCACATCATAAGGAGTAATAGTTGTCTCAATTGTAAAGTTATCCTTCAAACCCCATAAACCATAAACAACATCATCACTAGAAGCGACAGTATTATCAGCACCTTTTGGTATGTTATCCGAATAATCTATTCTTACATGTGCATTACACATAACAGGGAATACCAAACTTCTTTGTTTTCCTGTCATTACTCGATACATATTTTCACCTCAAGAGATTGCATCCGCAATTGTTGTAGCAATATTACCGCTAGGGAATACTTGAGCGACTTCAAATTGTAAATCAAAACTAATGTCAATGGTTTCCGAATCTATTGTAGTATTGAAACTTCGGACAAAACCTTTCAATCCTGTAGAGAATTGATTCGTGGGGAAAGTGTTTGCTAAAACAGCACCTCGGTTGTCTCTTTCTTTTCTGTTTCCTCTAGAAGCATAAGTGAAAGGTATTACCTGTGTAGATGTTCTTTGGTCGCCATTATTGTCTACTTTAGAATCATAAAGAAAAACTAATTCGTTAATCGCTTGATATGTTTGAAGTCCGGTAGAGTCTACACTAGAATGTATCATTTGAGCGAGTTCAATTGCAGTGTAAGTTTTAGCACCTGTTGGCGCACCATCCTCCGCCCATTTTTTTGTAATAGTATCTTCTAAAATAAAACCATTAAGACTTATTGACTTACTAGCCATACCTAAATCCAAAGCCGCAGTAACGGATTCACCGGATAATGCACCGGAGAAAGGAACTTCTAATGAAGGAATTGTTTTTGCCGTTGATATGGTAATACTAGTTACCTTCAAAGGAATAGTATTTGTTACTAAATCCTCGGAACTACCACCTGTTCCATAAGAACCCAACTTCAAAAACACTGCATGTTCTAGATTTGCACCTGCTAAGTCAGCCATATTATGCACCTAATCCTCTTGAAGAAGTTGTTCTGTTAATCTCTTTGTTAATCATTTGACCCACCTTTTGAGCAATTTGTCTTAGTTCACTATCGGATGCCCCTATTCTACCTTGAACATTTACAGTAATGTTATGCCCACCCGACGACATTCTTTTAGATTCGGAATTAGAGTGGACTCTTGAACCACTAGGAAGTCGAACAAACTCCGGCCCTCTTTCACCAACAAGAGAAAGACCACCTCTTGTAACACCTCCATTGGCAAAGGCAAAGGGTTTTGTAAAGAACTTAACCAAACTAGAAACAAATAAAACAACTAAACCAGCAATCATTACAGGGAATGAAGATATAACAGCACCGACTAGTAGTGCAATTAAGCCCAAAATTTGTGCGACATGAGAAAAGAAATTGATTATGCCCAAAAGAGGCTCTTTTACATTGTCATCAAAATAATCTATAATCATGCCTCCAACTGATGAAACTACTAATTTTAACATCTCAATATATCCTTTAATCAAGGGCATGGCTATAGTTAAAAATAAGTTCCAAAGACCCATAAAAAATCCACTTATTAACATCCAATACCCATCCAATAAATCATTAAAGTCACCATCCCCAAATAAAGCACTAAATATTAGTTTAACGCCTTCAAACATAGTGTATAAATTACCAACCAATTTAGAACCGTATTTTAAAAACTCATCTTTCATCATAATGACAACACCCTTTATGCTCTTAAAATCAATACCTGCGGCCTTCAATAATTTCATTATTACAAACACACCACCTAATGCTAAACCAAAATAAATTAAATATTTCATAACAAGACCTGCTAATGTAACTACAAACTTAAAAGCCACATTCCCTATTTTTATGAACTTCTTAACTTTTTTTGGAGATGGCCCACCTCCACTGCCCCCTAATTGTTGAGGCGTTGGCCCAAAAATTAAATCCTTCATTTTTGTAAAATCTTCATTAACACCCATTAACACCCTAGACATTAAACCATCTTTCTTATCACCCATACCCATAATAGGTCGCAAAAAAGCCCTATCAATAAATGAAAGCATACCGTCTAATCTGTTCTTAAAAATAAAGTAGCCGTCTACACCATACATCATTCGGTGAAAGAAACCCGTTCCTCCGGTCTGTTTTCTTAAAAAACCATCAATGAATTTACCAAGAAATGTTTGTGTCTTTTCTAAGTCTTCAGTAGTTTTCTTAGCACTGTCTCCAACCTTATCCATTTCTTCTGAAATCGTAGATAAAACAGGAGATAAT